TTTTCATAACCTACGTGTAGGTCTGTAGCTCTAGACTTATAATCTGAACCTGTGTACTTAGCTTTGGTTTCTACGTTCACATATGGACCAGCCATTGCAGGTGTAGAAACAAGAGTGGTTGCTAGGACAAGTGCAAGTTTTTTCATTAAATTAAATTAGATAGTTTTAGTGTAAGTGACACCACGATACTTTAGTTTTACAGTCATTGTAATTCCTTAGTACCTAAGCCCCGTTCCATGCTTAGGTTTCATGCGTCCATGAAAAATGGATGAACGGACGTGATGTTATTTTTTTTTTAGCATTTCCATTTACGAAGGGCAAGAGCCTTTCTTGTAGGCTTACCATTCTTTTTCATTGGTCCTTTTACTCCTGACATGCGGGCACAAAAAGATTTTTTACGGGGACCACCTTCAGGCTGCGGAGCCTTAAGGTTAGATCCAGTAGCGTTATTATACTTCTTACGACCAGCTGCTGTCAAGCCGCCTGAACGGCTTTTATGTTTGCCTATCTTGAGACTAACATTTTTCTTTTTAACAACCATGTCATTTCTTTTTAGTCCCTTTCATTGGGGGTCTACCTTTTTTAGTACCGTAAGTACCTTTACCTTTAGGCATTTTGAATTACCTCTGTAGCCGCTAAGTCTAGCGGAAAATTGTGTGCGTTGCGTTCGTGCATTACTTCCATGCCTAAGTTGGCACGGTTGAGGACATCAGCCCAAGTGGGGACAACTCTGCCATTAGCTGCAACGATTGACTGGTTAAAGTTAAAGCCGTTGAGATTAAAAGCCATAGTGGAGATTCCCATAGAGGTAAGCCATATGCAAGCGACGGGCCAAGTAGCCAGGAAGAAATGTAAACTCCTGCTATTATTAAAAGAAGCGTACTGGAAGATGAGTCTCCCAAAGTACCCATGAGCCGCAACAATGTTATACGTCTCTTCTTCTTGGCCGAATTTATATCCATAGTTCTGAGATTCAAGCCCAGTTGTTTCACGAATGAGTGAAGATGTAACGAGACTTCCATGCATAGCAGCGAATAAAGCTCCACCGAATACCCCTGCAACACCGAGCATATGGAACGGATGCATAAGGATATTGTGCTCTGCCTGAAAGACAAACATAAAATTGAAAGTCCCTGAAATACCAAGAGGCATACCATCAGAGAAACTCCCTTGTCCAAAAGGATATACAAGGAAGACAGAGAAGGCAGCTGCGACTGGAGCTGAATAAGCTACGCATATCCATGGTCGCATTCCTAATCTGTAACTAAATTCCCATTGGCGTCCCATGTAAGAAGCGATACCAATGAGGAAGTGGAAGACAACGAGTTGATATGGTCCACCATTGTAGAGCCATTCATCAAGGTTTGCTGCTTCCCAGATCGGGTAGAAGTGTAGTCCGATTGCATTGGAGCTCGGAACAACGGCTCCTGAAATGATGTTGTTTCCATAGAGTAGAGATCCTGCGACGGGTTCACGGATGCCGTCAATATCGACGGGAGGTGCGGCAATGAATGCCAGTATGAATGCGGTTGTTGCTGTTAATAAGCAAGGTATCATTATAACACCAAACCACCCCACATAGAGGCGGTTGTTAGTGCTCGTTACCCATTCACAAAATCTATCCCAATTGGAATTAGTTAGGGTAGCAGTGGTCATTAAGCCTCTGCTCCTGCTACTGTACCATCGGCTGTATTACCTACAACTTTACTGCACTGAGCTACCTGAGCAGCTTTAGTACCAGTATCATTGTAAGGTATAAACCAACGATCACCTGTAGCATTCACTTTATATTTCACTACCATAGCATTAGCTCTGGCAGATGGATCGTATGCTTTAGACATAATTAGAATTGTACGTTGGACCGTTCGAGTTTGTCATACACATCCTGACGGTAAGCAGGATCTGTATCGTAACGAGGGTCTGACATAGCTCTGACTACTTCAGCTTGACTGCGGAATCCATCCACAGCTCTAGCTGCTTTGCCAGTTAACATTCTACCTTCGTAACCTTCTTGGGCTTCATACTCAGATCTAAGTCCTGATACTGCTATCTGTATAGCGGTAGCATTACCTTGATCTATCATATTATTGAAAGCATCTAACTTGCTTTCTGCTAGATTATCAGCTGCCCATTCTGTTAACCTATTATATTCAGCCTCACCTCCAGCGGAGTTGTAAACTGAATTCATCTCTGCATCAGTTAAGTCTGCTGAGTAGCCACCTTGATTAGGATTGTTCTCTTGTATTGCAATGTATGCATTAACAAGATCATTGCTACTCATCTCTTTAAACTGTTCTATTGTGTCTGTTGAAAGCTGACCTTCATTAGCATAGTATTCATCAGAAGCTTCCTGTATAAGTTCTATACCTGCACTGGTTGCTTCATCATAATACTCATCATCATCAAGATAAGCTTCATCAGTATCTTCATCAGTATCACCAGACCCCATCTTTCTCTGGAGTTCAAGGTATGCATTTTCTAATTCTTCTGCATTCTCAAACTTACCAGCGTATAGATCTGCTTCTTGTTGACCTAACTTTTCTGCTACCTCTAAAGAGTTTTGCTCATCAGAAGTAAACTCAGGTTGATTAGCTTCAGCTGGATTATACGTCAGTGTTTCCGTCATTCTTTATTCCGTTAGCGGTGGTTACTTTTAAGTTACCTAGACCTACTGTAGTTACAAACTCAGGGTCTAGTCCGATGTGTGCCTTAGCTTCTATTACAGTACGCTTGGCAACATCTGTATCGTTGAGTGGTTCAGGTTTACTGACCTTGGGGAGGGGCTTCTTCTTCGCCCGTGTTGGGCGGCTCGCCTTGGTTGTTCGCATTTGGATTTAGTTGATCGTATCCGTCGTTCAATGCCCTGCCAATTGCAGGGTTTTTACTTGGGTCCATCATTGGAGTTCCTGCTAACTGACCAGCTTGTTTAGTAAGCTCTGCCTGTTGCATTTCCTGCATCTGTTGTTGCTTCTCTTGAGCCATAGTTTCAGGCGTCTTGACAAGATTCAGTGCATCAATACCTTGAGCTGCAGCGAGTCGTTTAACATACTCACCTGGATCAAGGAATTTCATCATCATTTCTGGACCAACAGTTTGTGAAAGAGTTGTAGCAAATCTAATTAAACTTTCTTCATCTTGTCCTCTACCTAGTGCATTAACTCCAGCAATAATCTGAGGGCGTACCGCATCTTTAGGGATCTTAGGGATCTCTTTGTTACGCTGTAGTATATGTAATGTTCTATTTAGATAAGGTTCTAAAAATTCAACTGTGAGCAAGGAGAATAAACCTCCAAGCTGTTGCTCTAATTCCATCTGCGTGAGGCGTACCTCTTCTGCAGTAGTTCTTTCACTTTGTCTGACATTTAGTACAAGGAAAGCTTCATTGATTCGCTTCTCCAGATTCATCATCTGTTCTTGTGCTGTTCTAAAGTCAGCTGTTTTACCAACCTGTATAACACCTACATCATCAGGTCTACCCTGAACGATTGCACCGTTACCAGCATCGGCTATTGTTTTTGGTTTTGTAGTTGAGCTTGGTGATACCAAGAAGACTACCTTAGCTGCAGCAGCTGATCCCTCTACGAGAGACTGGGATAATCCTTCTAGGGATCTAATGTCCCCAAGGAATTCTTCCACTCTACCCCTTCCGTAATCTTCTCCGTCCACTGTATTGAATCTCAATACCAGCCAGGGAGAAGTATTCTTGGGAGCAGTGCTACGACTGCCAGGTAATATATTATCAAATGCTTCTTGATGCCATACCCATCTACCATTGTCGTCGAGTCGGACGTAAGTATACACTTCTACGTCTTGATCACCAGATCCTGTCTTGTAACCGTCTTCCCCTGGGGGATTAGGTAAAGGTACTGGCAGATCATCACCAAGTATCTTCCGACTTATTAGTTCCTTTGTTACTATCTCACAAACATTACCGTTACCATCTCGATTAACTACGAAACGGTTAAGGGGATAGTTTTTGAGACCATCTTTACCCATGAATATCAATGCGTTACCAGAGACAATCAAATGCTTGAGAGCTTGGTGGACTACTACTCTATCATTAGATGCACTGATGTATTGCATAACCATCCTTTCCATTTTAGCAAAGGATAGATCCATTTCACTCCTAATTTTTGGGTCAAATTCTACACCGATTTTATTGTCTTGGATCTGTAGTTTGAAGAAGCTTGTCTGTGGAGGTAGCAATGCTAACATAAGCTTTGCTGCCAAATTGACAACCGACTTGGCTCCTACTGACTGCCAAGGTGTGTGTAGTTTCTGATGTTCAGGTCGTGAACTGAGATCTTCTTGAACAAGATAAGGCAACGTTAATCTAGAACACTCAACTGCGGTATGAAGGAACTGAGTTCTACCTCTAGTGAGTTGAGAGTATCTATCACGTGCTTTCATTAGTATGTACCGCCAGATGTTCGATTAGATTGGGATTTAGATGGAGTCTTCAACTTGTTTTTAACTGGGTTTAGGTAATTTTTTTTGTTTTCATCTCCTGTTGGTGTAATCACCTCTGGTCTTTCCCAGTCATCAGGGTCACCCCATGCTCCATACCTAACGTTTGTAGTATTGTTAGCTGCAGGGCTTGTTGTATTTCCTATACACATAATTTTATGATACTGTTTTTTCTGATTGTTTGGTTGGTGTTTTTAATTTAGCTTTCTTAGGAGACAAATCTTTTGTAGCTTCCTGAGAATAGTCTCCTCCAGTAGTTAGTAATTTATTATTAACTGTATCTGGAGGTGCTGTAAATTCACTTTCCCAAACTTTTTTCTTAGGTTCCTTGTATTCATAAGTTGGACCTCCGCCTCCTAAACACATAACATTACCTCCTATACTGGTGTATTAATTCCAGATGATGGAGCAACATTTGTATTAGGATTTAGTTGTGCGGCAGGGTCAATAGCTCCTAAAGTTTTAACTCCTTCTCTTGTCTTCTTAATCTCAAGGGCTTTCTTTTTCCTTGTAGATAGCTTCTGCTTTTCTGTTTCTTCATCATCCATCCTGTCAGCCTGTGGAATATCAGCAGGAGGTGCAGCAGCTTTTGGTGGTGGTGCAGGTGCCATCCTTGGTGGTGCAGGTGGGGGACTTGGTTTACCGAGACACATGTTATTCGTCCTCTTGTAATTTGTTTCTTATATATTCTACCACACTGGCTTGACCAGCACGGTACATGATTGATTCGATTGGTTCTTTTGGGTGGACGGGGTTCCATTTGAAATGGTCCTCGACCTCTGCAAAAAGCTCATCAACTCTTTCGTTGTGGAGCTTAAGCGTATTGAGGGAGATTGACATTTGAGTGTTCAAAGAAAGCTGGCATACGTGCTCGCTGTGTGTCAGAAAGTTGTGGTGCCTTCCCTTCATACATTAATCGATCACTAGCATCCAGCCAAAAATTTTTGTCCAAATATTTATCGGTAGTATTTATACCTAGGGGTTGGAATACCCAATTAATCGTGGCCTTCCTAAGTTTATCCAGAGATTGACTAGGAGATAACCCCATATCGAGACATACAAGGCTATTAGTGGCCACGTGTATTTGTTCGTCTCTGGATATATCAGCTGAAACGGTCCGAAGACCTGCGTCACCACAAAAACGAAAGAAAGGAAGTAAAACAAAAAATATAGCACGTTCAGCTACCAATGCTTTTAATAAGGTGTGGTCGGGGTGTTCTTCCCATGCTGATCGAAGTCTGAACGCTTCGTACTCAGCAGTCGGGTCAACCCCAATTGAATTAGCAATATACCCAAGAGCAAGGTCATGATTTTCTTCGTCAGTTACATTTGATTCTAGCAATACTCGTGCAGAGTTGGGAACATCTTTTCCAAGTGCCTCTGAAATGAAGCTGCCCACAGGTAGCTCCAAATGCCGTATTGCAAGGGCACGGTAGATGGTTTCTTCAGCACCCTCCTTGAGTTTGCCAGCTGTAGTTTGTACGGGAGTCCACTTTCGTTTTCTCCCAAGTAATTTTTCATAAGGATCTTTTTTCATTATTCTTGACAGTCGCAAGTTACTGGCTCGTTTCCGAGAATATCTTGCAAGTAATCTTCTACATCATCTTTATCTAATGCTGCATACGCATCTGTTTTATCTTGAGTATCGGACATGACTTGCAGGGAGTAGTATAAGGAGGTTTGGGGTGATACTAACCACTCTTCCACGAATTGTCTGTCGTAGGTTACAACATCACTCCAAGAGTTAAAGCTGTATCCGTGAAGAAGTCCTGTGTTATCTAACATTATCATTATCTCATCTGCTACTTTCTTATATGCATCCCAACCTACTTCGCTAGCTATTTCTACATGACCATAATCATAGTGTTGTACACCAAATGTACCAGAGTCTCTCTCAACAGAGCGAGCTATTGGAGGTGCAATCTCTGGGGTACATGTATAGCCATCTAAATCTTGGCTTTTATAACTACAGCTAGCAGTAGGTGCGATAGCAAATGCTCGTACCATATTATGACTACGAGCTACTGAAGCGGCTGCTTCTATACCAAGTTTTAATTGTTTGGCAATTTCTCCTGGAATTCCATAAGCCTGTTCTCCTGCATTAACTTCAGCTAACGCATTACCAAAGGCTTCATAACTTACCTTGTATCTTCTTAATAAGTTTGCTAATCCAAGGCATCCAAGGCCGACTTGACGGTCCGTTTCGGAAGGGAGATATTCTCCAGTTGAGCCGACACCTGTAGTGCTATGGAGCTTGCACAACTCGGACATGCCCTGTACGAAAGCATTTTTGATGTTCCCGACTTCACAGGCACCGAAATTAATATGTTGCAAGAGGCATGTGCCTCGTGAGGGCAAGTATACTTCGAGGCAAACGTTTCCAAAAATTCTCCTAGCTTTGTCATCGTATTTTATTTTGTTAAGCCAGATGTCCCCTGATTTGATTCCATAGAGGAGGGCATCTTTAATTTTGGCATCAGTGGTGTTCCAACTTCTGGGGTTGATATCGACGGTACGCTTAATCCAGGGAACTTCGGAACGTGGAAGCTGCACGAACTCAAGAATATCGGGATGGTCAAGATCCATGTGGACCACAACAGCCCCATTTTTGTAGACCCCACCTCTTCTAAGTGTTTCATTTAAAGTTGAGTAAATTTTTGCAAAAGAAACTGGACCACTAGCTGTTAAGCCTCGGCCATTATCGTGGCCTTTTGATCTCAGTTTAGAAAGGTGTACTGCACACCCTGCCCCATGTCTTAATGCATGAGACACAAACCTCCAGCTTGCTTCTATACCGTTTGGTCCTTCCATCGAGTCTTCGACGACGAACACAGTGCAGCTCACTGGGAGTCTAGATTCTGGGTTATCCAACCATGATTGGACCCGACCAGTGCGGGAGATTAGTTCTGCGGTCATTAAATTAAATCTGTAAGATTGGGTGGTTTATAATTTGGTCCTTTTAAGACCTTTCCATCTTCTCGGTATATTGGTTTACCGTCCTCTCCGAGCTTGGACATATTACTTAAGTGTACTCTATCTAGTGCTTCATCTAAGAACCATCCCATATTCTCAGCATATTGGTAGGCTACATAGATTAGATCAGCTAATTCTTTTAGAGCTTCTGATTCGATTGTGGCGTTATTTCTAAACAACATACCTTCAGCTTCAAGAAACTCTTTAAATTCCTCTACGATCAGATTCTTCTGATAAGAACGCTTGTCTCGAGTCCTCGAGGATTTCAGC